TTCTTTCATGAATGCAGGAGCTTTTTGAAGATGATTGTACAATTTGATATCTGCTTTTGGAGTATGTGGTTCTCTCATCATCATACGAGCCAAACTTCTTTCTTGTACCATTTCACAAAGATCAGCATGCCATTGGTTGGCATAAACATCTGCATCTAACAAACCTTTCTCTTGAATGTTTACACGTCCTTGTCCTGTAATATTCTTAGATACGTTTTCTGTGTTCCATTGTACAGAAGAATCTTCTTTTATGTATTGTTTCAAAGCATGATCATTTGTACCTACTTCAGGCTTAACAATATTTGTTTGACCTTCTGCAAGTAATTTTTGAGCTTTCTTCATATCTTTTACTTGATCTTCAAAGTTACGAAGGCGATCATCAGTGTTTTTTTGATGGGAAACAATGCCTGCTATGAGACGCTTTGCTTCTTCTATTTTGGTGTTCATAGGTTGCTCCTATTTTGACGTGAGTATATAGGCAAATGCCTCAATTAAAGTATCGAAATTCTTTTCTTCTTCTTCTTCCTCTTTTTTTTCTTCATCTTCTTGATAAGATTCTGTTTCTTCTTCTTCCATATCCTTATCTTCAGAATCTTCTTCAATCTCTTTTTCTTCTTCCTCTTCCATTACTTTTTCTTCTTCTTCCTCTTTCATTGCATCTTCTTCCATTTCCATCTCTGCTTTAGCAAAAGATACAATATAGCGATCATCTTCTTCTTTTACATCTAAGATATGCTTGTTTACGATCAAACTATCTTGCATGACCTCTTTGACCTCTCTAAGAATTTCTTCTTTCATTGCGTTATAAAACTTTTGCTCTAACATTGTAGCTTCTCCATTTGCGGGAATTGTAACAATAGATACTTCTAGCAATTCAGATTTGCTATAGTACATTCCTCTCTTTCCATAGTATTTATTATCTTCAGGAAGTTCTGATCTAGATTTGCTTTCCAAAGGACGAAAACCAACTGAAACAGCATTCATGAATCCTTTTTTTGCTTTTCTCTCAACTTCTCTTGCTCTTTCATCTTCTTGATCGAATTGTACGTCAATAACAAGTTGAGCATCTCTGACGTGAACATGTCCCTTTCCTATTGGCAATTGGTTTGAATCATGATTGAGCAAAACGACAGGATTCTTTTTGTAGTTCTCCAGTATCCAACCCTTCTGATCGATGATATCACCATAGCGATCAGGGGAAGCGGTTGAAGCCACAAAAGAAACGGTATCCTGCTTTGATGTTGCAGGGTCTGTTCTTTTCATAATGTATGTGTATTTTTTCATCTATGATCCTCCCTTGAAATATACCAAAGGCGATCACCATTCACAACAATTTGAAAAAAATAATACAATTTATTGTTATTTATGTTGCATAGTATGTAACAATGTATTATAGTAAGAATACATTAACCAACTAACCAACCAACCAAAGGAAAACAAAATGAATGACAAAATGCAACTACCTCACGCCTTCCCAATCAACGCTGTTACAGGAAGAGAATATACAGAAGGCAATATCTTTAGACTTCTTGATACTCCATTCTTTGATCAAAGATGGGCTACATTCAAACAATGGAAAGATGCTGGCTTCCAAGTTATGAAGGGTTCAAAAGGAACTGAGTTGATCAAAGTCGTAACAATCAAAGATAAAAATGATCCTGAAAAAACTAAGAGCGTCCCTAGAAGATTCTTTGTATTCAACATTGAGCAAGTAGAAGAAAGAGCATAATCTAACAACCAACTAACAAAGGGAGGTTTTACCCTCCCATTCACCAAAGGAGAAAACAATGAAAATAATAATAATCACATATCAATCAGGAATAAAAGAAGCGGTCGAATATAGCCTTGATGCACTTCATCATTTAGAAGCACATATTCAGTTCATAGAAAACATTGAAATTATAGATATCACAAAAATTAAATAACCAAAGGAGAAAACAATGAAAAACCCATATCAACAACACATCATCAAATTACAAGGAAAGGAGTTTATAACCTTTAAAGGACTTCTAGCAATAGCACATGATCAAGGTCTTCAATCTATAGCTACAGAAATGGTTTCACTAGATAAAGATACAACAGAAGAAGAGAAGAATGGAAAAACCTATGTAACAGTTGCAACTGGTCTCTGTATATTCAAAGCAACCGTAACAGGAGAGAGAGGAACTTATAACGCTTTTGGAGATGCTTCTCCTAGAAACGTAGGCAAAATGATCGCTCCTCATTTGATAAGAATGGCAGAAACAAGAGCAATAGCAAGAGCATTAAGATTATACACTGGTTGTGGATATACAGCACTTGAAGAACTAGGAGAGAGATAAGAGAAGATTCTTCTGATTTCTTTACATATAAGATCGAACCTGTAAAAGATTCGATCTTTTTTTTATTCTAGAACTGGAATGATTGTACATCTACAATTTATGTTATTACTTGCTTTTGTAAAAGAAGCAGGAGAAGAAGCAGTGTCTAGATCACTTGTAACAAATTCTTCATTTGCTCCAACAATAACGCCTTCTAACTCTTGATGTGTTGGCCTTACATTTTTATCTCTAGCAGTGAGCCATTGTTTTTTTACTTGTATTCCATTTTCTGTGAGTGTTTGATAACTTGCAGATGTTGATTGATTCACTACTCTTGTGGCCTCTGTTCTTGCGATCCTGTTTGCTCTCCCTAATGTGAAGATTCCACTTTGATCTTCTTCTAAAAGATTGTTTGCAATTTCCCTTGTTGATAATCCATTGTTCAAACCTCTCTCAACAACAGCCATGATGTTTGTTCCTGTTGAATTTGTAATATTCACTACTGATTCATTCCAAAGTTGCAAAGCATAATCACGGTTTCCAAAGACAAGATCAGCAGGTCTTTCTCTTCCTGCTCTGTTATAGAGATCATCTAGTTGCTGATTACCTGTAAGCATCCACCATCTCAACCATTCATCTCCAACTGCTCTATCTAGTTCTTGTCTTTCTTCTTGGATTGCTAGGAATGTTTCTCTATCGACGATCAAAGATTTTTGTTCCTTGTCGATATCTTCTATTCTTTTGGCATATCTATTTTTCGCTGCTGTTAGATAACTTTTGAATCTTTTCAACAGATCCTTCTCTGCTTTTCCTTGTGAGTTTTTCACCCATTGATTCCAGTATTGTTTTTTTTTACGTTCTTCTTTTTTTGATGCATTGATCTTTTTCTTCATCTCATTGATGACCTTCTTCATTTTTCTCTCACCAATCGATCCTATAGCTAACCATTTGATCTGAGCAACAATTCCGGCAATGGTTGATAGATTGACAGGATGAGAAGAATCTGAAAACTGTGATCCATCTTTGAGATGTCTAGCAACCCATGCTTCTCTCAATCTGATAGCACGTTCTTCAGATAAACCTTCAGGAGCACCTCCTCTTTTTGCTATAGGTCTGAGTTTTCTATATTGTTCATTCCCTCTTATATTACCGCCTGCTCTCCAAATCGAAGGATAGTTTATCTTGAGTTTTTCAGCATAATCAAGGTCAAAAGTTTTCCATTGTGAGTTTCTGAGAGATACTTTTTTGTCATCTCCTCTTTTTGGAAAGTTTGTAAGTTCTTCAGAATCTTTTTTTTTACTATCAAAAGATAGATATGAATCTAGAAGTGTTGGAGGCTCAAGAGTAAGTTCTTCAAAGTATTTTGTAATGACTTGATAAGCTGCTCTTCTTTCATCTTCTGTTATTGGAGGCCTTCCATATCTACCGTTTAGATGATCAACTGCAAGATCAAGGAGGTCTTTGAAGATAACAATATCACCTTTTTCAGGAGCAGCGTTAAGAATGTCTTCAGTATCCAATCTTCTTCCTATTCTGATATAATACCCTTCTTTCATTTGATCTTGATTTGCATTAAAGAACAGATGTGCATCTTTGAAATCTCTCCAGTTTGCAGGAGTTCCAAGAATGCTTTTCAGTATCTCATCTTCTTCTTGTACTTGTGGATTTGAAGGAACATTGACAACTTCCATAGATTCAAGATACTCAGAATCAAATCCTTTGACCTGATAAGGCAAATCATTTTGATCAAAAAGGTCAAATAGTTTTTCTTCTCCTGACATTGGATGATCTTCAGGCAATAGATCAGTATCATGTTTGCCTGATCTGAATCTTTGGTTTCTCAGAGCATAAAGAAAAGAATTCACTCTAGCCATAGCCCACTGCTGCGCACTATTCACAGAAGGACGAACTGAAGCAGGATTGTTTTCATATGCTCCTAGTCCTCTATGATAAGAGACTGCTAAATAATTAACATTTGTTACTTTCTTCTTTGGATCAGAACCATGCTCCTCATTATGTTCTTTTGCTTTTCGTTTCAAAGCGGTTTGTGTTCCTTCAGGAAGGGCATTCATAGCGGCCCTTGCATTTGACTTATCACCATAGTCTACAGCCTTGATAACATCTAAAAGATATCTAACATTCTCATCTTCTTCTTCTCCTATATCTTGAGGTTCTTGTTTTCTAGGAAATTCAAGACCTTCTGCAGCATAAGCAACTTCAGGAGCAATACCAAAGAAGATGTGTTTTTCAACTCTCATAAGTTTATCATTTCTCACAGATTGCAAAGCTTCGACTTCTGAATAGTCATGTTCGAAGTGTAGATCGTCTTCCCACAATCTAGCTATTCTTGTGAATAACAATCCTATTCTCTTCCCTCTTTTGATTTGGTTACTCCAATATTCAACAGCCTGCTGTCTTCCCAAAGCATAATTTGCAGTTGGCAACCCTAGAACAGAAGGAGGAACACCAAGAACAGCAGAGATCGATTCTCTTGCAAAAGTCCTAGATGCTTGGAATTCCATTTCACGAGGAGATAGTTGTAGCAAATCAACATTCACCTGTCCTGATAAAACCATAGCACCGCCTGATTTTTGCATTCCTGAATATTGATCAAGGATTTGTCTTCTAACTTCTTTGTTCCAAATATCACCATCTTCTTTTGGAGATAGAAGAACATCAGGCCTTCCTTTCTGAGTTGCTTCAGATACAAGATTTTGAGAGTTCAAATCAGCATCCAGTTCTCTTGCAAGGGGTTGAATTGCTCCTGTTCCATATAATGCTTGAGGCCCTTTTTGATAACTTGCGTTTTTGCCATGTATGATTCTCTCAGGAGGATATATAACTGTTGAACCGCTTGAATTATGTTCATAACCTACAAGACCTTTTTGTGGATCTGTAACGATTCTCACTTCTTCAGGATGTAATCTAACCATAGAAACAGGACGATCAGAAGAACCTAGAAGAAGAATATAACAATTTCCCGACAAGGTGATATCAATGCAAATTTGTTCTCTGAATAGAAATTCATCTACATCTGTTGTAGGCATTCTCAA